GCGTCAGGCTGAAGAAGCGCAGAAGTCTGAAATGCAAAAGCTTCAGGAACGCGCGGCGCAGCTTGAAAAAGAGCTTGCGAACGCGGCTGAGAAGCAGAAGGCTTTGATGACCCAGAACGACATTGCTGCGAAGGCGGCAAAGCTGGGTATCATCGACCCGGACGCGGCATACAGGCTGCTGGATACCAGTAAGCTTGAGTATGACGAGGCTGGGCAGCCTACCAACTCCGAAGTGCTGCTAACCGCGCTGCTGAAAGATAAACCTTATCTTGCTGGCAGCGGGTCAAGCGCGATGAATCCGGCAAAGCGGGCGGTGGATGACATCGACCCGGTTTTATTGGCGGCACGGAAAGCCGCCGGACTCGGAAAGGGTAAATAATGGCAAACTCTATTGCTTTAGCAACTAAATTTCAGCCTATTTTGGATGAAGTTTACAGAAGCGCATCACTAACGGCGTCAATGGACGCGCAGACCAAGCCTGTCAACTTTGGCGGAGCGTCTGTAGTGAGCGTATTCAAAACATCTGTCGTGGGTATGGGCACATATTCACGCGCAACCGGTTATCCTGCCGGCGATGTGACCGGCACTTGGGAAACTTTGACGCTGTCTGCTTCTCGCGGACGCGCGTTCAGCATCGACCGCATGGATGACGAGGAAACATTGGGTCAGGCGTTTGGCACGCTGGCGGGCGAATTTATCCGCACGCAAGTTGTGCCTGAAGTGGACGCTTACCGCTTCGACAAGTACGCAAGCTGGTCTGGCATTACTGAAGTAGGCACTCCGGCGACACTGTCAACGGCGGCGGCTGTATTGGCTGCGTTTGACGTGGCTATGACTTCGCTGGACGCGAATCAGGTGCCGTCTGAAGGGCGCAAGCTGTTTGTGGAAACTGGCATTTACAACCTGCTCAAAGCGAGCATCACCCGCTCATTGCAGAATGAGAAAGGTGTGGATCGGCGCGTATTTGAGCTGGACGGCGTTGAGGTTATCCCCGTCCCGCTGACCCGCTTCTACAAAGGCATTACTCTGAACGATGGTAGCGTATCCAGCACGGGTGGGTATTCCAAGACCGGCACAACTGGCCGGGACATCAACTTCATGCTCATGCACCCAAGTTCTGTTCTGCAGGTTACCAAACTTGCCGACCTGAAGGTGTTTGCTCCTCAGGAGAACCAGACCGCGGATGCCTGGTTATTCCAGTATCGCTTGTATCACGACGCGTTCGTGTATGCTAATAAAGTCGCCGGTATCTACAGCCATATCAAAGCTTCTTAACGGGGGCTGATATGGGATTGAAACAGGTTCAAATTCAAGGCTGGCTGAAGGACGTAAGCGATAACTTCGCGTCTATTGGCCCTATTGGAACGGACGTCGGGCTGGGTAACCTGCGGGTTGCCCGGTTCGTGTATGACGTCGCATCGGTTGACAGCGATGGTGTTGCAAACTCTACTGTTGCTGCGCATGGGACTGGCGTTACGCTGCCTGCTTATGCAATTGTGGTAGGCGGGTTCTTTGACGTGAACACCGCATTTACCAGCTCTGCAACCGGGCAGTTGGCAATTCATGTTGAGGGAGCCAACGATATTCAAACAGCGGCTGCAGTTGGTGGCGCGCCCTATTCTACAATTGGCCGTAAAGCAATTGTGCCAAAGGCGAGTACGCCGGAGTCCACATCTGTTAAGACAAGCGCGGCAAGGGAAATTACCTGCACTGTTTCGGTCGGCGCATTGACGGCTGGTAAACTAACCGGTTATCTATACTACGTCGAAGGGATCGTTTCGGCGTAAGGAATGACCTATTGCGTTGCAGTTCAGAATAGGGGCTGGATTAGCTTAGTAAAAGGACTGCAGCGCCGCACAGAAGGAGCGCGTAGATGGCACGAGCAGCAATGACAGGACTGATAACGCTGGTACGTGGGCTGATAAACGACCCGGTTGGTTCGTCTCAACAGTACATGGATGACGCGATAGAAGACCAGCTTGACCTTCTGGCGCGCGAGTACCATCACATGGACGCGCTGACTGCGCTGCCGGAGCCGGCAGGTACTCAGCTTAAATTCAAATCCGAATACCGGTACTGGGAAAGTGATGTTTCGCTTTCAGATCCTGCTGGCGCTGTCCTTACGCCCACGAATTCAGACCCCATCAGCGGTTATTTTGTCTTTGGAAGCACGCAGAGCGCGGTTTACGCGACCGGCTTCACCTATGACGTTTATGCCGCAGCCGCGGAGTTGCTGACCTTGTGGGCAGGCAGAATTGAGCAGGATGTGTTGAAATTCAGCGCGGACGGAAGCAGTTATGAGTTCAGCGGTATTCGGGATGCAAAGCTGCGCCTGGCAGCGCAGTACAGGGCGCGTTCAAGCACGTTTGGTATGACGAGCGCGAGAATGGTGAGAGATGACCACTACACTAATTAGCGCAGACGCGCTGGAAGCAATGCAAGCTGTGCAGAACAGCAACCTACCAGAGACCGCGTACATTCAAAGCCTTGCGGTGACGAACGGAGCGGACGGACAGACAGAAGCCTGGACAACCTACGCGACTGTAAACGCGCGGCTGGGAGAGCCGAAAGGCGAAATTGAGAAACAGGTGGCGTCAAGCATTCTGGTTGGAAAGGTGAATGTAATTACGCTGCCAGCTGGAACCGCGTTGGCAGACACGGACCAAATCCAAATTAGCGGTGTAAACTACCGCGTACATTGGACGAACAAGAACAAGTCGCATGCAACGGCGCTGCGAGTTGTAGTTACGGAGGCATAAGATGGAGTGGAACGAAATTGTGAATGGAATCCCATTAATCTTTGTGGTAATGGGACTGGTGGAGCTTGCAAAAGTAGTTTGGGGCAAATGGAAAGCTCTAACTGGTATCAGTGTTGGCATCGGTTTGGCGCTGGGCGTGTTGTATCAAATCAGCCTGGGCGTCCCGGTTGACTTTGCTGGTTGGTTCGGCGCGGCTATATATGGTTTAGCTTTAGGTATCACGGCAAGCGGCGTGTATAACGCGATCCGCAATGCAGCGAACCCTGGTCAGGGATAAACCATGAGCGGCGAACAGCTTGCAGTGATATTCGCTGCTCTGTTCGGGGGTGGCGGTTTAGGCGCGGTTATTGTAAACGCCGTTGCTAATCGTAAACGGGTAAGCGCGGAGACGGAGAAGATCAAGGCGGACTGCCTTGCATCGTTATCAGGCGCGTATGAAACGCGCCTGGACGCGCTCACGAAACGCGCCGTGCAACTTGAGGCAAAGGTGGACCAGCTGGAAACACAAGTCAGCAGTCTGCGTGCTGTATTGTCTGATAGGGAGGCAACTATCTTAAACTTACAGCAGGAAAACGCGGATTTGCAAAATCAGTTGGACAAGATGTCGGCGGCGGTTAAAGGTCGCGATAAGCGCATCCGTGAACTGGAGCGGCAAGTGGCTGAGCTGACGGAACGCCTGAATGCGATGAACGGGAAAAGCGGTGTGGTGGCGGATGATTAGTGTTACGTTCCGCACCACGATCAAATACGACCGCATTCCTGAAATACTGGCTCGTTTTCCGGGCGCGGTGCATAAAGTAATTGCTGATACGGCAAACGGCATCAAAGTTGACGCACAAGATCTTTGTCCGGTTAAGACGGGCACATTAAGAGGCAGCATTAAGACGCAGATTGACGGAGCGAGCGCGACAGTCACGGCAAGCACAGAGTACGCTTGGTATGTGGAATATGGGACGCGCAAGATGGCTCCACGCTCTTTTATGCGCCGGGCGGCTGATATAAACGAGCCGAAGTATTATGCGGCGATGGATGCGTTGGCGGCAAACTTATGAGCAACGCCGCCAGCTGGATTTACACAACGTTGACCACCGATACGACACTGGCTGCCCTAATTGGGACGCGCGTATATCGCGACCAAGCACCCAAGAAGGCGGCTTACCCGTTTGTCGTTATTTCGCAGATTGACGCGGTTCCAGTAAAAAACGCGTTTGCTGACATTCTCATGGACGGCGAACGCTGGCAGATAAACGCTGTAGACGATGGCAAACTGTATGCGACAGTAAATAGCATCGCGGCAAGGATACGGACGCTGCTGCATAAGACGCGCGGGAGCAACGTTGTAAGCAGCGTGCTTGAGGCGGAGTTCGCGCAGTCTGAAACAGACAGCGCTGGAAATATGTACAAGACAATTATCATGGACTTTCGGGTCCACACACAGTAGGAGCAAATATGACTATACCAGCAAGTGTTTATCAGGGCATTCAGATTGGGATTGAAACTACAGCGGGCACGCCGGTAGCCGCCAATAAGAAGCTGCTTTCGGTCACAATGAAGCCAAGCCCGCAAGCGGAGACGAAGCCGTTTGAGGCCATGGGCAATAAGTACGCGAGTTTCGTCACGCTGAACAAAGAGTGGTCGAGCATCGCGATTGACGGGTCGCCGACCTTCAATGAAATCGTATACCTGCTCTCCAGCCTGATGCACTACGCAGCCCCTGTGCAGCAAGGCGCAACCGCCGCGTACAAGTGGACGTTTGTTACGAACACGTCCGCCGCGGATGAGGGCAAGACGTTCACCATCGAACAGGGTGACGCAGACAGAGCCTGGCGCGTAGCAGGCGCGCGCGTGAGCGGTCTGACTTTTGACTTCGGGCGCAATGAGGTACGCGTTTCCGGCAATGGGGTGGGGGAGCAGCTTGAGACTGGCGTTACGCTGACCGCTTCTCCGACCGCGCTGACGCCGGTGCCGATTCTGCCAACCATGCTAAAGTTTTACATGGAAGACACGCAGGCGGCTTTGAGTGGCGCAACGGCTTTGACAAATTCGTTCAGCATGCAGTGGAGCCTGACGGATAAGTTTGGGTTGGCATGGCCGGTCGGACAGGACGCGCTTACCGTGGAAGGCAAGCCGAACGCGAGCGGGAAAATTGTTATCGCGACCGATACCGCTGGGCTTGGTTTGATTGCTACGATGCGAGCGGCCAACACGAAGTGGTTCCGGATCGAAGCGACCGGCGCGCTGATTGCTTCACCTTACTATCATAAATTCACGATTGATTTTCCGGCGCAAATCGAAGCCCCCGGCGATCCGGGTGACATGGAGAATGTGTACACGATTGAATACGGGCTCAAGCCTATTCATGACGCGACTTGGGCAAAGTCAGTAAACATTGAGGTTATTACTAACCTGAGCGCGCTGTAGGAGCGGATAATGCGAATTAGTGACTTAGCTAAAGAGACCAAAAAGCTGGAGGTGGTTTACAAGACTGCCTCCGGCGAATTTCCTGTGAAGCTGGAATACCGGACGCAATCCATTACAATGGGTTTCCTGAAAGAGCTTGAGCAAGCGCAGGGGGCGGACAGGCTGGTTTATCAGGTGACGCAGGTTGTGACGCGCTGGGATTTACAAGACGATAACGATCAAGTTATTCCGATCACAGCGGACGGCATTGAGGCGGCTGGGATACCGGTTTATCTGCTAAACTCTATTTTAGGCGCAATTGCGGAAGACCGGCTGCTTGGGGCTGAAG